GGAACCGATACTGGTGTTGGTGGTGAGGTGCGTGGGAATTACTGTACGCTGAATCCTCTTGCTCCTTACACAATGTCAGGCACTATTACTTTGTCTGACGGCAATCTTAAATATGCTGATTCGGCAAGTTCTTATGGCGGCGCTGTTGGAACAATGGCTGTAACCAGCGGAAAATGGTATTGGGAAGTTACTGCAACAACCTGCCCCGGAAACTGGGGTGAAATAGGAGTTTCACAATCATATCTTGGTGCTCATTCGCCGGGTTCTGTGGCTGGTAGTTATGCGTATCAGTCCGATGGAAAAAAGTTTATAAATGGAACTGCTAGCGCTTATGGTGCTTCATACACTTCAGGCGATGTTATTGGCGTTGCACTTGATATGGATGCAGGAACCTTGGTATTTTATAAAAATAATTCAAGCCAAGGTACAGCAATAACAGGACTTACGGGTTTAATAATTACGCCATCTATAGGTGATTACTATACGCTTGAACAGTATGTGTTCAACGCCAACTTCGGTCAAAGAGCCTTTGCCTACACCGCCCCCTCTGGATTCAAAGCACTCTGCACACAGAATCTACCTACGCCGACCATAGGTGCTACTAGCACGACACAGGCAAATGATTACTTCAACACAATCCTCTACACAGGTACAGGCTCTAGCAATGCACAAACAGGCGTTGGATTTCAACCTGACTTAGTTTGGATTAAAGGTAGAAGTGGAGCAACTGACCACGGTTGGTATGATGCTGTCAGGGGTGTTCAAAAACAACTAGAATCTAATACGACTACCGCAGAGACTACCGAAACAACGGGTTTGACTGCTTTTGGAACAGACGGATTTACGGTTGGTGCGCTGGCTCAACTTAATACAAGTAGTGCAACTTATGTAGCATGGAACTGGAAAGCCAACGGTGCTGGTTCCTCTAACACGGCTGGAACAATCACATCTACAGTAAGTGTAAATACCACGGCTGGGTTCTCGATTGTTACTTGGACAGGTAACGGCGTAAGCAATTCCACAGTTGGTCACGGTCTTGGTGTAACACCGGCTATGATTATTTTGAAAGACCGAGATGTAAATGGCTCAAATGCTAACTGGTTTATTTGGCATCAATCATTAGCGGCAAATAGAAACTTATTTTTTACAACAGGTGCTGTTTCGGACATAACCGCTTTGGGCGGTGGAGGAATTGGAACATCCCCAACAAGTTCTGTATTTACCCTTGCTAACGGTAGTTCAAACAACCAAAACGTAAACGAAAATACAGATAGATTTGTCGCCTACTGCTTCGCACCCGTGGCTGGCTATTCTGCCTTCGGAAGTTACACGGGCAATGGTTCTACGGATGGTGTTTTCGTATACACAGGGTTTAGGCCGAGGTTTGTGATGATGAAACGAACCGACAGCACATCTGATTGGGCTATTCATGATGCCGCTAGAAACACATACAACACAACAAATAGTCGGGTATGGGCAAATTCATCAAGCGCAGAAGTTACATCGACTTACGACATTGACTTTTTGTCAAACGGATTTAAGTTTAGAACTTCAAGCCATAATGAATCTGGTGGAACCTACATATATATGGCACTAGCAGAAAATCCTTTTAAATACTCCCTCGCACGATAGGAGCAACAAATGTTTTTACTCAATAACGTAGCAATCTCAATCGACTCTGAACAAGTCATCGGTGGCATACGCTACCCGCACCTTAGAGACCCAGCCCTGCGTGAGCAGTTAGGCGTGACTGAGGTAGCAGACCCTGAGCAGTATGACCAGCGGTTCTACTGGGGCGTGGGCAATCCTAAACTCCTAAATGACCGTGAGGAAGTAGACCAAGATGGCAACCCCATGTATGTCAAGGTCTTGGGTGAGGTCAACGGTGAGCCTGCGATGGTGGACTCGACAGAGCGTCTAGTAACCAAAGGACTCAAGAGTCAATGGATTGCACAGGTTAAGGATACGGCTGGCAAGATGCTTGCCCAAACTGACTGGATGGTAGTGCGTAAGGCAGAGCGCAATGTAGACATACCCGCTACAGTAGTCGCTAAACGTGCGGCGATTGTTGCTGAGTGCGATAGGTTAGAGACTGCGATTGCGGCCTGCACCACAGTCGAGGCTTTAATTGCGGTGGTAGGCGCACAGGGATGGCCTAGCTGATGACAACAATCGTAGAGGTCAAAGGCCAACTTGACACCCACGAAGCTGTCTGTGCTGAACGCTATCTTGGGATAAACGCCAGGCTAAAGCGCCTAGAGCAAATCCTAATCGGCTCTGCTGGTTGCATAATCCTTCTTCTACTAAGCCTAGTGACTAAATGACCACCATCGCGGCCAAAGCGTCTACGGGAGAAATTGCCGCAGATTCGATGGTCAGCGGTGATGACTCCTTCTACCTTGTAGAGAAACTCCGTAGGGGCGAGAACAGCGTCTACGGGGGTTGCGGGGATTGGGATAAACTATTAAAGTTCTACAATTCGTTGGAGTCTGGGGCTGACCTAGACTCGGATACGGATGTGACCGTTCTTGAACTCAGAAGTGATGGCATTTGGATTTACGAAAGTACCATCATTCCTGCGAAGATAAAGAACGACTTTTGGGCAATTGGAACTGGGGCAAACTTTGCTATCGCTGCCATGCACTTAGGTTTAACTCCGGCAGAAGCAGTAAGGCTGGCGTGTCTGTACGATACATCCTCCCATGAGCCAATTGACGTAATGACTCTTAGCGGGAGGAAGCGTGGTAGCACTAAAAAAGGTGTCGGACGAGGAACTAATAGCGGCGTTTAAGACATACGGCAGTCCACAGAAGGTCTCGCAGGTTCTAGGCATAGACGTTGGTACGGTTTACCGAAGGCGGGCGGCAATAAAAGACGTATCCCTACCCTCCTTTGCCGCAAGACAACACAGCATCGCCAACACATACATCCCAGATAACCGCAGGGTTATCTCCCACACCGTAGACAACGGTCACGTCTTTATAGCCTCCGACTGCCACTACTGGCCTGGCGAGGAAACCGTAGCGCACAAGGCTTTCGTTTCCCTACTGACCGAATTTAAGCCGAAAACGACCATCATCAACGGGGACTGCTTTGATGGGGCTAGAATCAGCCGCCACGCCGCCCTAATGGGAACTAACCCCCCTACCCCTAAGCAAGAGATAGAAGCCTGCCAAGACCGTCTACATGAGATTGCCAACGCCTCTAAGAACGCTACTAAGTTCTGGACGTTTGGAAATCACGATGTGAGGCTTTTTAACTACATTGCTACCCACGCCCCAGAGTTATCTGAGTTTAGTAACCTTTGGGATTATTTTCCAGGCTGGCATACAGGATGGCGGGTGGATATAAACAACTCGTTAGTTGTAAAGCATAGATGGGGGAACGGTATCCACGCTAGTTACAATAATACCCTCCGTTCTGGGCGCAGTATCGTTACAGGACACTTGCACCAACTAAAAGTAACCCCGTGGTCTGACTACAACGGCAGACGTTGGGGAGTAGATTCAGGGACGCTTGCGGAGCCTTACGGCGACCAGTTTGTTTACACAGAAGAAAACCCCGTGAACTGGTGTTCTGGTTTCGCGGTGCTGACATTCAAAAATGGTATGTTATTACCTCCAGAACTATGTGAAGTTATCAATGGGGTGGCTTACTTTCGAGGAGAGAAAGTGGGATAAATGAGTGAATTAGTAACCTCGGCAAAAAGTGCAGCGCAGGGCATAAAAAGCGCACTTGCGGCGGGCAAGGAAATAGAATCAGTAGTCCAAGACATACAGAAGTTAGGGGTCGCAGAACTCCAAGCCAAGCAACAATTCCAGAAGAAGCAACGGGTGGTGAAGGGCGACACCACCATCCTCACGGCCTTTGCAGAGTGGCGCAGATTGAAAGAAATCAAGGAAGCCGAAGACGACCTGTTCCAACAGCTCGTAGAGCGTTATGGCAAGGAGAAGGCAGAGTTCGAGTGGAAGGACATCCAAGCCATCAAAGAACGCCAGATGAAGGAGGTCAAGGAGGGACGCGACGAGCTTGGGCGTGACCTAAAGAAACTGCGCGAACTCAAGATTATGTGCTTCTTGGCCGCCACAATCATAGTTACCACTTACTACATCTTCAAAGGACACCTGTAATGCTATCCCTAATATCCTCCGCTATCGGATTCCTAGCTTCTGGCTTACCGCAAGTCCTAAACTTCTTCCAAGACAAGGCTGATAAGACTCAAGAGTTAAAGTTAGCCCAGATGCAGACGGAACGCGAGTTAGCCCTTGCAGAACGCGGTTTTCTTGCCCAGCAGAAGGTCGAGGAGATTCGGACAGACCAGATAGCACTCCAGACCGACGCAGACCGCCAAGGCGCGGCTTTAGAGCATGACAAGGCTATCATGGCTAGGGCTTCCAACTGGGTCGTCAACCTGAACGGTATCGTGCGTCCTGCGGTTACCTTTATCTTCGTCCTAGAGTTGGTGCTAATCAACATCGGGCTTACCTACTTCTTGCTTCGCGGTGGTCTTGGCGAGATGGACGTAGAGAAGTTCATAGCCGCCACGGATGTCATCTTCTCCGAGGACGAGATGGCACTACTGTCTGGGATTATTGCGTTCTGGTTCGGAAGTAGGCAATGGGGTAAGAAGTGAAGGTAAGCAAGGAAGCGATTGAGGGCATAAAGAAGGACGAGGGAGTAAGGACAAAACCTTACCGTTGCCCTGCCTTGCTTTGGACGGTGGGTGTAGGACACGTTATCGACCCCAACCACATAAGGGTGAAGCTAGATGAGCGCAAAAATATACCCCTTCCCCCAGAGTGGGACAGAGTTCTCAGCATGGCAGAAGTCGATGCTATCTTGGCTACAGACTTGGTTACATTCGAGCGAGGTGTTTTGCGCCTCTGTCCAGGTGGACTTACTCAAGGCCGCTTTGACGCTTTGGTTTCCTTCTCCTTCAACGTCGGGCTTGGCAACCTCCAAAGGTCAACCATCCGCATGAAGCACAACCGTGGTGACTTTGAGGGCGCGGCAAAGGCTTTTATGGCTTGGACTAAGGCGGGTGGCAAGGAACTGCCTGGTCTAGTTAAGCGCCGGAAGCACGAACGCGCTCTCTATGAATCTGAGTAATTCTCTCTTTTAGTTCCTCGGCTATTGTCAAATTGTGCTTGGCCTCAAATTGGTCAAGCCACTTCCTCCTCGCCTCCTTCGTAGGAAGCGTCAAAACATACCTTGCCAGCCCTTCTATCTTCGCCTCATGTTCTGACATCACGATTTGATAGAACTCCTCCTTGGTGGCGGTAAAGGTTCCTCTATTAACCAGACCTAGCAAATGTTTTATGCAACGCTTTTCTTGCGGTGGTAACGGCTCTGGCTGCGTCAGATTTTCGAGCAAATCTCCCAAAATAGTACCTCTTTCCGTTGGCCATTATGTGCGCCTCGTAAAGTCTTTTTCCCCTCTTGTAGACACCCTTCACGTTTGACTTGGTTTTCGCTCTGCGCTTGGAGTTCCACCTGTTCTCGGTCTGCGTAGCCTCTCTGAGGTTGCCTATCCTGTTATCGGCAAACTTGCAGTTTATGTGGTCAACCTGCTTTGGCCAGTACCCATAGTGGTAAGCCCAGACAATCCTGTGGGCAAAGTAAGGCTTCTTAAATATAGCAATTTTGCGATAACCGCGAGGGGTTATGTGACCGGCAACCCTATTCGCATACCGTCGGTTCCACATGACGTAGGCAGAATACTTGGCGAAAGCCTCAATGGGTCGAGGCTTCCACACAAGTCGTCCGCGCCTGTAATCAAACAGGGCTTTTAGTTGTTGCTGTGTCAGAATGGGATGTCGTCCTCTAAGGCTTGCTGCTTCGGCTCTGCCTTGGGTTTCGGCAGTTCCACCTTTAGGCTCATAAACTTCTGCCCAGACTTGCCGGTCTTAATCCACGCGGCTAGCTGGTACTCAGTCCCGTCCACGTTTAACTTGCCCTTGTACGCGGGCGCACGTTCATTATCTGATTCATGCTTAAATAACACCCCTGTGTTTGTGTTGTCGTATTCCATTAAGCCCTCGCTGCTAAATATAAACCTACGTTAGAAAATGAGTATCCTAAAAACGCGATACCCAACCCCATCTTTCCGGCAATCATCAAGTCAATTCCGACCGCCAGATACACCACCGCTATTGCGGCAATCAGCCACGCCGCCACTCTGTCCACCCCGCGAAGATAATAACGCCAAGCATAAATAGCACGAAAAACGCCACGTCCTGCGCGTAGAAGTGTGCAGATATAAGTCCGTCCCTCATTCTTCTTCCTCCGTATTATTCAAAAGTTGGTACTTGATTACCTCTAAGACCCCTACCACAGAGGCTAGAGGAAGTGCCTCGTCAAACTTCTCCAGAACGCCCATAATCTCTTGGTAGAGGGCTTCTATCATCACCTGCTGGCTCAACCCCTCATCTCCTGAGCCAAGGTCTTAAATCCCCAATCCTCTGCCATCCTAGCGCACCGCAACATCTCCTCCTCGCGCACTATGTCCGCAAACCTCTGCAACTGGGTTCTTGAGTCCTCGTGGAAGTTAAATAGCAACTCCCCCTCCTTGAGAAACAGTCCCGCCTCTACCGCAAGGTCGTCAATCGTCACACTCGGCCTCCACTTCTGCTAGAAACGCTTTAATCTTCTCTAACATCTCGTCTATTTCTTTTTGCTCTGGCTCAAACCGCACGATGAACAGCATTTTGCTAACCGGCAGTCGGGAGTCAAAGCTCACGAAGTCGCACCATTTCCTACCCGTACAGGCAAGTTGGAGCATCATCTGGTTCTTGTACTTGGTCGGAACCTTGCCAGCCTTCCTGTATTGCAGGTGCGTGGCCGTGTTTGGATTTTTCAGTTCTACGAGCCCTTCCTGCCCCACCAAGCCGTCAGGAGAGGCTCCTAGCCACTTTATAGTCGGGTGTGGGACGAACCCTACTTGGTCTACGAAAACCCCGCTATGGGCTTCGTAGGCAGCGCGGGCGATGGGCTCCTGTTCCGTACCCCTAATCATGGCCGCGTTGGGCGCAAACCCCGCTTGGGGCATCTTGGTAAGTCTTTCTGCTACGAGCTGCCAGAGGTAGTTCTTGCGGGTCTCTGTATCCTTACCCGCTAATGCATCGCTAACCCTACTCGCGGTGCAGAACCCCAGCCTCGCCTGTAACCATTCCTCTGTGCCCTGAACAATTTCTTTGTAATCGGTCATATAGCCTCCTCTTTGCTATCATCAACTCTGCTTCTAATCTATCCGTACTCATACGCAGTCGCTGGGCAACATTGTGGCTCAGGTTGTACGGGTACTGTATATACCTTGCCTTCAAAACCCTGCGACTTATATCAGGTAAAACCCTTACTGCGTCTTCTACCATCTGTCCGTCTAGCATATCGGGTTCTATCCTTGGTTCCTCGCCCTCAAAGACATCCTCGGACTCGTAGTTCCCCTCCGCGCTGGCGCATTGGGTACGGTGTTCAGGGCCAACATGACCCCACGCACAATAGAACGCCCAGTTCTTTAGTCTTTCTTCCGAAACCATAAGTCGTATAACTCCGGCCTGTTTGCTTTAATCCAAGGTTGGGCAGATTGTATAAGTTCTTTGGCGTTGCGTCCACACGTTTGAGAACCGACGTGGTGGACGTAAGCCCTGCTGATGGCGTGCTGGAAACCCTTCTTTTGGATGTCCAAGCATTGCACGTCGTCCGAGTACCAGTTCAGGGGTGGGAAGTCCACCCATGCGTCCTTGTGTATGTAACTACAAATCGGAGCTATAACATCGGTGATGTTAATAAGGTTTTCTGTCTCGTACCTGAACCACTCCATTTTTCCCTGACCTAGCCGGATATTCTGCAATCCTCGGGCATAATCAGACCTAGCGGCTACCCAGCCGAGGGGGATGCTTTTGTCTCGCAGAAACGCAACGTCCTCGCCAAGCAACTTCCAGGTGCTGGGGTTAAACACAATATCGTCGTTACAAACAACAACCTCGTCCACCTCCTCAAACGCCCGCTTGACCACGGCGTTATAGGCATCGCCAAAGTTGGTCGCGTCGTTGGGCATATTCACCGTCCTGTGGCGCGGGAAGATAATGTCACTACCAGCTAGGAATACCGTCACATCCTGCGGGACGTAGAAGGTCACGGAGGCGGCTAGTACTGGAAGGCACTTCCCCTCAGTTGTTGCTATCGCTATTGCTTTCACCTAGTAAGCTCCTTACGTCGTCAAGCAGGTCTTGTTCTGTAAATCCGTAGTGTTTGGGGAAGCCTTTGGTTCCGAGTCCGTGAACTCCAAGGTTTCCAGTATGGTGCGGTTCGCACAAACCAATCGTTTGATAGTGGCTAGACCGCCCCCACCCTTGCCCACTTCTAATGTGGTGTATTTGGCACGGTGTATCTTGGTAACCTAAACGCTTACAAACCATGCAACCAAGTGCCGCAACCGCACTTAAATGGCGTTGTTCGTCAGCCGTTTTGCTTTTTCTTTTGACCATCTTTCCTTCATCATTTCAGAGCGTCTTTGGCTTTCTTCTGGCGTTCTAATTCTTGTTTTGTGTATTTGTATAAGTTTTTGTTTATGTTCTTCTGGCATTTTTTTGCCTTACATATGATGGTTTTTGCCAGTTGGGTAATTTCCGTGTTGTTTCCTGTCTCTATTATTGTTTCTGTGCGTGTCCCATCTAAGGTTTTCTATTCTGTTGTCAGAAGCAATACCGTTGTTATGACAACACTCCATTCCATCTGGTGCTGGCCCAACAAAAGCCAAAAGAACAAGTTTGTGAACCAATACCGTTTTCCGTTGTTTGTTGTAACCAAGATGAACAGACAAATGATTCCATTTATCAGCTTTTGTTGGCTTTAACAAACGACCCTTGTAAAACTGTTTTACTTTTTTATTTATAAGCCCACAAAACTTTTCAACGTACCTATCTTTTACTCTTATGTTCCCAAGGCTTGACGCTTGGTAATGATTCCCATATCCGGGTATATCTTTCCAAATTTCCATAGAAACTCCTTCCTATGGTGATATTACAACAAGCGGAATTATTTATCAAGCATTTCATCTTTTGTCACCTAGCCCCCTTGTGTTATCACTAAACCTTACGTCGTGTTCGAGTGCCCACTTTATGACCTTCTCCGTGTACTCCGAGAACATCGACTGATTCAACTCGCTCGTACTCGGTTCTAGCATCTTTATGCTTCCGTCCGTCAACTCCACCATCCGTTCAGGTAGGAACAAGGCGCGTAGGTATTCGTGCCAGATACTAGTCTCATAGGCTTTACCTGGCACTACTTGCTCGGATATATCAC